GATCAAGTCTCTGGAAGGCATTGACGTCGCTTGGATTGAGGAGGCGCAGACGCTTTCCGATCGAAGCTGGCGGATGCTACGCCCGACGATCCGGAAAGATCGCTCTGAAATCTGGGCAAGCTGGAACCCCCGGCTGGCAAGCGATCCGGTGGACAAGTTCTTCAAGGACGCTCAGGCGCGGGCCGACAAAGACATAGTCAGCGTCAAAGCCAACTGGCGGGATAACCCGTGGTTTCCTGAGGTGCTGGAAGCTGAGCGGGTTCGGGATTTAGAAAACGATCCGGACGCATATCCCCACGTATGGGAGGGGGATTATATCACAATTCTTTCAGGCGCTTATTACGCCTCAGCCTTGCGGGAGGCCGACGCGGAGGGGCGCATAGATTTTGTGCCGGTTGACCCGAATTTGCGCATCTGGGCGTTCTGGGACATTGGCGGACCTGGAAAGAAAGCCGACGCCATGGCAATCGTCATTGCTCAGTTTGTAGGGCAGAAGATTAACATTCTGGATTATATTGAGGGCGTCGGCCAGGTGCTGGGCTATTACCTTGAAGAATTGCGGTTACGCGGTTGGGAGCGGGCCTTTTGTGTAGTTCCGCACGACGCGGCGCAGACGCACGCTGACAATCCGACCGGCATAGACTTTGAGGCCCAACTACGAGCGGCGAAGTTTGAGACAAAACGGGTGCATTCGCCGCCTGGAATTGTTATGCAGCGTATTTCAACGGCGCGGCGCTTGTTTTCGCGTATGTTTTTTAATAAGGACAAAACCGAAGCGCTGCGGGCGGCGCTTGGCTGGTATCATGAGAAGAGGGACGAAAAACGGGGAGTGGGCTTGGGGCCCGATCATGACTGGTCGTCGCACGGTGCGGACGCCTTCGGCCTCATGGCGATATCTTACGAAGAGCCCCGAAAGGTGATAAGGGAATTAACTATACCCCGGTTTGGAGCCGTTTAGCATGTTGTCCGACCAAGAGCTTTTGTCGATCCTGCACGCTGAAAAGGCTAATTCCGTTGGGTTTGAGAACTCTTCGGAGCTGGTCGACAAGCGGGAAACGGCGCTCAAGTATTATAAGGGCGACATGTGGGACTTGCCCAACCTGCAAAATCGCTCACAGGCAACGTCAAGCGAGATTGCCGACGCGATTGAGACGGTTATGCCGGATCTCATGGAAATCTTTACTGGCGGCGAGGACGTTGCGACCTTCATAGCGTCCGGCCAGGAAGACGAGGAAGGGGCCAAGCAGGAGACTGAATACGTCAATTACCTTGCGTTCCGGAAACTGCCCGGCTGGCGCTTGCTTTACACGGCTTTCAAAGACGCCTTGCTGACAGACACGGGCCTCATTGAAACCTGGTGGGAAGACAAGGAAGAGACAAACGAGACGCGATACGAAGGGGTCACGGCGGCGCAATTGCAGATGCTTGCAATGTCAGGGGTTACCCCCACAGAGATTGAGGAATTACCGCCAAGCATTGACGGCATGCCATTGTTCAATGTGACCGTCTCGCAGACGCGCAACATGGGATGCGTCCGGGCGGCGAACGTCGACCCGATGAACCTCTCGGTCGCAGCGGACACGGTCAACATTCAGGAAGCGACATATTGCGTGGTCCGTTCATTCCCGCGGGCTCAAGACCTGATTGAGCAGGGCTTTGACCCTGACCTGGTTGACCGGCTTCCGGACCATTACAACCGCGGCGAGGAAAACATTGAACTTGCGCGCGATCTCGCAGCGGAGAACGATGCGGTTGGCGGCGGCCAGAACAAGCGCATGCGTCAGGTTGAGGTGCATAAGCATTGGCTCCGCACGGACTTTGACAGCTCGGGCAAGCGCCAGCTTTACCGCATCCAGACGGACGCGGATTGCCGAATTATTCTTGATAAACGTCCTGTTGAGCGCATTGGCCTTGCGGCGGGAACGCCCTTTATTCAGGCGCACCGCTTCTATGGGATGAGCCTGGCTGAGAAGCTGGTTGAAATTCAGCGGATTAAGACCGCTCTTCTGCGGCTGATGCTGGATAGCGGCTATTTTGCCATGAACCAGCGCCTTGAAGTGTCGGAAGACGGCTCCTCAATGACGACGATCGACGACATATTGAGGAACGAGCCAGGTCACCCAATCCGGTCGAGAACAGGGCAAGCGGTGCGCGCCATATCGTCCGGGGCGCTTTCGTTTAATGTCCAGGAGGCTTTGGAATATGCCTCGATCATGGGTGAGGCCCGCTCGGGCGTCGTCCGGAACGCGCAAGGGCTTAACCCGGACACGTTGCACGATACGGCGCGCGGCGCTCAGGCGCTGATGACCATGGCGCAAAAGCGGATTCGCATGATTGCCAGGGTCTTTGCTGAAACGCTGGTTAAGGATTTCTTCCTGAACCTTCATAGCCTTGCGCGGACGCATTCAACGCATGCAGAGAAGGTGCGTCTTTCCGGCGAGTGGGTGGACATTGACCCGTCTAACTTTGGTTCGCGGGCCGATATGCAAATTGAGGTCGGGGTTGGCTCGGGCGGCAAGGAAGCAGAGCTAGCAAATATGCGGCTTCTCTTGGAGTTTCAGAAGCAGATTATCCAGATTCAGGGCGGGCCGGGCGGTCTGGTTTCTGCGGACAACATTTATAATCTTCTCAAGCGCTTCGCAGAACGCTCCGGGTTTAAGTCGGCAGATCTCTTCTTTACAAACCCCGCTCAAGCCCAACCGCAGCAAGGCGAGCCGCAGGGGCCGAACCCGGATCAGGTCAAGATGCAGGCCGACATGGACGGGGCTAAGGCCAAGTTCGAGGCGGACAACGCGCTGGCGCAAGCCAAGATGCAAGCGGACATGCAAATGCAGCAAATGAAGCTACAAGCGGAGCTTGAGCAGGCACGCCAAAAGGCTGAGCTGGAAGGCCAGCTTGCGCGGGAAAAGATGGCTCAGGAAATGCAACTGGCGCGGGAAAAGATGGCGCTTGAGGCGCAAATGGGCCGGATGAATACGGAAGCCAAGGTCGGCGGGTTTCAGCCTGGCGGGAGGCTTGACCAATGATCGGTAAGATTGAGCTAGGCCGGATTGCCGAAAGCAATTTGCACGCGGTACGCGCAGCGGTTGAGCAGATTGAGAACAATCATCTTCGGGCGATCGTGAACGCGGCAAGCGCTGACGAGACCTGGGAGCATGTGCTTGCGTTGCGAGAACTCCAGAAAATAGTGTGGGAATTAGGCAAGATGATTGATGACGGGCGAATTGACGCCCTTTTTCCGAGGCAGTAAACCATGACGGAACAAACGCAGTCGGCGGTTGCCGATCAAGCGCCCCTGACGATCGAACAGGCTATTCAGCTCCGGCGCGACCAACGCGCCTCCCAAGCGCCCGAAGGTGAGGCGGTGGAGGCGGCGGAAGCCCCCGAGCCAACAGAGATCGAGGACGCTCCCCAGGCGTCTGAGAGCGAAGCGAGCGAGCCGGAAACGGACAACGCTCAAAACGATGAGGCGGACCCAGCCGAACCGGCCCAGCCGGCAATCGAGCCCCCGCACTTCTGGGACAGGGACGGCAAAGAGGCATTCGCCAAGTTGTCGCCGGAGGCTCAAAAAGAGGTTGTCCGGTACGAGCAACAGCGAAACGCCGCAGTAAGTAGAGCGCAACAGCAAGCCGCCGAAACACGGAAGGCTTTTGAAGCCAAGCAAGCGCAGCTTCAAAACCTGGTGCAAGGCTTAGAGCAGGACGTTATCCCGGAACGGGAAGCGCGTCTTGGTCAATGGGATCAATGGTTTAAGTCCGAGGACGCCAAAATCATGGCGCGGACAGACCCCGGCGCATTTCTTGAGCAGCAAGCAATATACCGCGAAGAGGTTGAGCAATACCAAAAGGCGGAGAACGTCCGAATTGAGGCTCAGGCAACACTGCTTAGTCAGCACGTTGCGGCTCAAACGGAATTGCTGAAAGAGATTGCCCCCGATCTTGCTGATACGGGAGAAACCGGAGCGAAACTCCGCTCAGACCTTCTGACATTCCTGTCAGAACAAGGTTACGAGCCGGATACGATCCGCTGGATTTCCGCGCGCGACATGGCGATTGCACGCGATGCAATGCTTTACCGGAAGGGCTTAGCTCTCGGCAAAGCGGCGCAACAGGCAGCGCCCAAACCAAAGGCGGGGCCGCAAGCTAGTCCGGGCGGTCAGGGTCAACGCATATCATCGAACGATCAACGGTTTAAACAATTGTCCGCGAAATCATCTCTTACTCAGGAAGAGTTTCTTGAGATGAAGCGGCTTAGAAGGAAGTGAAACCATGGCGGTTAATGCTGGAACTCTTGTTCGCTCCTCAGTCATTGGCGAGCGTGAGGATCTTGAAGATACCATCTATCGGGTTGCCCCTGAGGAAACCCCTTTCACAAGCAACATTGGCAAGACGAAGGTCAAGTCCGTTCTCCACGAATGGCAGCTTCAGTCCCTCGCCGCGCCGGATGCGAATAATGCTCAGTACGAAGGCGACGAAATCGGAACGCATACCAGCCCGACGCAGCCCAGCCGGGTGAGCGTGTTTGCTCAGATCTTCCGCAAAGACGGCTCGGTCTCGGGAACCGTTCAATCTTCCGACCGTGCGGGCCGGGCCGATGAGATGGATTATCAGAAGATGATCCGCGGCATTGAACTTCGCCGCGACATGGAAGCCCGTATGATCGGCAACTATGCCTCGGTCGCGGAAACCCCCGCGTCTGTCACGCGTAAGACTGCCGGCGCTCTGGCATGGGTCGCGACCAATGACAGCCTTGGTTCTGGCGGCTCTTCGGGCGGCTGGGCTTCGGCGGGCGTTGTCTCTGCCGCCACTAACGGTACGCAGCGCACCTTCACGGAAACCCTTCTCAAGGGTGTTCTGGTCACGGGCTTCACGAATGGCGCCAAGTACAGCCAGGCTTATATGAGCGGCACACATAAGCAGCTCGCCTCGGCGTTTACCGGCATTGCCGATATCCGTTCCGAAGTGAAGGGCTCGGGTCAGGCGACGATTTACGGCGCGGCTGATACCTACATTTCAGACTTTGGGCCAATCTCGTTTATCCCGCATCCTTACGGTCTTTCCCGTGACGTGCTTCTCATTGACCCGGCAGGCTGGGCGGTGGGAACTTATCGCGGCGTGATGACCGAGACGCTTGCGAAGAACGGCGACAATGAGCGGTTCATGATGATCGCTGAGAAGTCGCTGATTGCTCGCAACGAGAAAATGGGCGCGGTTATTCGCGATCTGACCTAACCTTGATGGACTAACGGCGGGGCTATGGTGGCCCCGCCAATCTTTTGGGAACAACTCATGTCGAATGAAATTCCTACTGTAGAAGAGACGGAACGCGCGGCCCTGTTGCAGGAAGCCGCAAGCTTAGGCTTGGCGATCGACAAGCGGCGCGGGAATGATGCGATCCGCGAACACATAGCGCGGCACCGGGTGGCAAAGGCTCAGGCCATGGCGGTGGTCAATGCTCAGGAAGCTATACGGGCAGCGGAGAAGCCGGCTGACGTGACCGTTCGCATTACCAAACTTGGACACAATCGCATTTCTCGGGGTATCCATATCCCCGGTAAGGGTGATCTCTATTTCGCCTGGAAGGAAACGGCAGTTTTTGAGCGTCCTGTTGCTGAGGCGCTTGAAGCAAAAGGGTTTGTGGAAATTGATGAAGCGGCCTGAGGCTCAATCCATCCCGTCTGGCTTCCGCCCGTTGCTCGTTACAGCGGGCGGTAGTCAATGGTTTGTGCGCTATAACCCTGACGGGACTAGGGACTTTGCGCTTTATGCGGATGTTGAGCCAATCCTTGACCATAATGGGCGGATGGCGCGCGAGAATAACGGCTGGTCCACGGATAAGGACAAGTTCATGCGGCGGGCGGCAAGTGTTCCGTTTGCGCTCATTGAAAAGTGGAAGAACGAGGAGGGGTGGGACTATCTCAACCCTGAGCACGCTGATAAGGCGCGGCAGAAGCTGAATGACATTGATTATCGCAAGTTGAGAACGGCTGACTGGCGGGTGTGAGCTATGGCGCTATCGACCTACGCTGAATTGGTTTCGTCGATTACGTCCTGGTTTCACGATCGAACCGACGTTGCGGCGCTAGCGCCTGATTTTATCAAGCTGGCGGAAGCCCGGTTCAATCGAGAGGTTGATTGCCTGGCAATGGACACGACGACGACCCTAACCATTTCGGCGGGTTCGTCGCCCTTGCCAGCCGATTACCTGGCAGCGCGGTCCATGCGCTTGACGGGCACGCCCTACACCGCTCTGGAATATCAGCCGATCGACACGCTTGAAGCGCAATCCCCAACCGTGACGACGGCTCCGGAGATTTACTCTCAGGTTGGCTCTAACCTGATTTTCTGGCCGGCCACGAACGCGACGGCGCGTCTGCGGTACAGGGCAAAAATTCCGGCCCTTTCTGCCCTGAACACGACAAATTGGCTTTTGACGGCTCACCCTGACCTTTACCTCAAAGCAAGCTTGATCCAGGCGGAGGAATACTTCGTCAATGACGAGCGGGTTGGGCTTTGGGCGGCTGAGGTTGCGGCGACGATCGAGCAGATCAACCGGCTTGACCGTTTCCAGAACCGCAATGTCCTGAGGCCGTACAATCAAGGGGCGGTTATATGACGATCGCCATTGACCCCACGGCTCCGCTATGGGCTCAGCGTTTCCGGCTTGCAATTGAAACCAGCCTTGATCGTCAGGAGTTTCCAAAAGCCCCTTCACGTCTTGCGGTTTTTGCAACGGCGGCGGATCTCCCGGACGCGGCCCGCTGGCGCAATTCCATTGCAAGTTGTAGTGATATTGGCGGCGGGATTGCCGGGCTGGTCTGGTCTAACGGTTCGGATTGGTATCCGGTCACAGTAGGGAGCGCCCTCTAATGGTTTCGACGCCCACAACACGCAACCGGCTGGAACTGATCGGAACCGGGGACAAAACAAACACTTGGGGAAGCTCGCTCAACTCGAACGTGTTCACCATGGTTGACGAGGCCATGGACGGAGTGGCGTTGATCACGGTGAGCGGCAACGTCACGTTGACCTCAACGAACTACACCAGCGACCAGGCGCGCATGCGCCAACTTTGGTTAAGCGGTGCGGGTGGGTTCACAATTACAATTCCCGGAGTGGAAAAGTGGTATTTAGTCCGCAACGCGTGTTCTGCAGCGGTGACGTTCAGCGCGGGCGGGGCGACGGCGAGTGTTCCGGCGTCTCAAAGCCGGATTATCTTTACGAATGGAACGGACGTTTATGTTGGGGACGACGGCGCCTCGCTTGCGTATGTAGACGCTACATTCCTGAAGCTGACGGGCGGGACGATGACGGGCGCAATCACGCTCGCGGCGGACGCAGCCAACAATTTGCACCCAGTGACGTTGCAACAGCTCAACGCGGCGGTTCTGGCGGCGGCGGCGGGCAATTTGCCAGCCTTGAGTGGAAACGCTTTGAAGTTTCTGCGGGTGAACACGGGCGAGACCTCGGTTGAATGGGCCGCGGTGGATCTGACGGGCTTCCAGCCTATTGACGCGGACCTGACGGCGATTGCGGCGCTGACGAGCGCGGCCAATAAGGTTCCGTATGCAACCGGGGCGGGGACGTGGGCTATGGCTGACTTCTCAGCCGCTGGCCGGGCGCTGGTCGATGATGCGGACAACGCAGCGCAGAGGACAACTCTGGGCCTTGGCACGATCGCCACGCAATACGCCAACAATGTTTCCATTACGGGCGGCTCTATAACCGGCATTACTGATATTGCGGTTGCAGATGGCGGGACTGGCGCTTCTGACGCGGCCACGGCTCGAACCAATCTGGGCTTGGCCATTGGAACTAACGTCCAGGCCTATGACCCTGAGCTTGCCGCCCTTGCAAGCGTTACGAGCGCTTCGGATGCGTTGCCTTATTTCACCGGATCTGGAACGGCGACGACGACGACACTAACGAGTTTTGGTCGCTCGCTTGTCGACGACACGGACGCGGCGACGGCGCGAACGACGCTCGGGCTTGGCACTATAGCGACGCAGGCCGCGAACAGCGTTTCCATCACGGGCGGCTCCATTACCGGCATTACTGACTTAGCGGTTGCTGACGGTGGAACCGGGGCTTCCGATGCGGGAACGGCGCGGACTAATCTAGGCTTGGCAATCGGGACAAACGTCCAGGCTTATGACCCTGAGCTTGCGGCCTTGGCGGGTTTGACCAGTGCGGCGAACAAGGTTCCCTACTTTACCGGATCAGCGACGGCGGCGCTTGCGGACTTTACGGCGGCGGGCCGGGCGCTTGTGGACGATGCGGACGCGACGGCTCAAAGGACAACGCTGGGCCTAGGGACGATCGCAACCCAGGCGTCTAGCAGCGTGTCAATCACAGGTGGTTCTATAACGGGGATCACTGACCTTGCGGTCGCTGACGGGGGGACTGGATCCAGCACGGCGGCGGGTGCGGCGACAAACCTTGGACTGGGCACGGGCGACAGCCCGCAGTTCACGGCGGTCAATCTTGGCCACGCGAGTGACACGACGCTAACCCGCGTGTCTGCGGGGGTTGTGGCGATCGAGGGGGCGCAAGTTGCCACCTTGTCTGCTACTCAGACTTTTACGGCGGGTCAGACGTTTTCTTTTGATGGGACAACCATTTTTAACCGCGCGTCTCCAACTAATTCTCAGTACCTGATCCAGCTAAACGACAATGGCACCCCTCGGGGCTATCTTGGCGCGAACTCGTCGTATGTTTTCTCCGTATCAAATTCAGGCGGCACGCTTATGTTTGATGTAAGCGCCGCAGGTCTGGCGCGCGTCAACAGCAACACCGTCTACACCTCCGCCAACCTCCCCGGCACTGCGATAACGTGGACGGCGGCGCAGACATTTTCAGCCGCTAATGTTTTTTCGGGAGCAACCTATCCAATCCGGTTTAGTGATGGCGGATATTTGCGGTTTTTCAATGGTTCGTCAGGAATTGATTGGGCAATAGGAAAACCTGACGACACGACATTCAACATTTATCGCAACAGCACGCCGTGGTTGCAATTTGACGGCTCAGGGGCTGGTTCGTTTACCTTTAATTCTTACTCAATTTATCATTCTGGCAACCTCCCCAACACCGCAATCACTTGGACGGCTGGGCCAATCTTCGGCAATGGAACGTCGGGCTTTAACGTCGTGATCAACGGCGCCGCCTCGGGGTCAGGCGTCGGCCCGGTGCTGAGTTTCAACGCTGGCGGCGTAGGCAAGCACGCTCTGGGCCATGCTTCCGCAATCTTGGGCGGCACGTATGACCCAACGCTAATGCTCTACACCGGCGAGGCATTTAAAGGCCGGGTGGGCGGGTCTAATACGTGGGTAGACGTTAACAGCAGCGGCGCGGTGACGTTTCCGGGTACCAGCGTAAAAATCGGAGACGGCACAGACGCAGTTTCTATGACCGGCACAAGCCCATTGCTAAGGGTGCAGGGAGCATCTTTTAGCACGGGGATCATGGCCCGCCGCGATGGGTTTGCAGAAGTTGGGCTTCAGTCAGCATCGACGGGAAATGTCGGCACCTGGACCAATCACGCGCTAAACATGATCGTTAACGGTTCATCCGTCGCCCAATTCCCAACAAGCGGCGGCATGACAATCGGCGGCAACACCGTTTACACCGCCGGCAACCTTCCCGGAACGGCAATCACTTGGACGGCGGCGCAGACCTATGGCGCGCTTTCAACTTGGTCTTCAACCGCACCAGAGTTGAATTGGTATGAGACGGACGGCGGCACGGACGCTAAGCGTTGGAAAATGGCGATCGCCGCTGATATTATGTACTGGGCGATCAGTAACGACGCTAACGCAACATTTAACACGTGGTTACGAGTTCAACGCAGTGGTGACACTCCCACACTTATTGATTTCCCGACTGGCGCCGTCGAAATTGGAAGCACGCTCAAGGCCCGCATTGCCGCATCATCGGAAACCACCGGCACGCTCACGAGCGCAAGCGCCAATAAAACCATACAGTTGACGGGGAATATCACGATCAACAATAGCGTGTTTGCAGCGGGTGACGTGGTGGTTGTTTATGCCGGGGCGTCATCCCGCACGATCACGGCGGGGACTATTTCCACAATGCGCCTAGATGGAACCGCAACAACCGGAAGCCGGACGGTTGCGGCCTACGGCATGGCCTCAATCTTCTTTGTTTCCGCCACGGAGTGCGTGGTTTCCGGAGGCTCAGTCACATGAGCCTGATCGCGCTCCTCGCCTCGTCAATGGGCTCAGTCAAGCCGATCACGGTTAACACGGATTGGGGCGCTCAGGCCGTAGTGGTTCCTGGAACCGCAACCAGCGCTACGCGAACGCTGACAAAGCCTCCAACAAACCCCGGCAATCTGAGGCTGGATCTTGTGGACGGCGGCACGGGCGGAACGAAGCAATACAGCAAAAACGCGGGCGCTTATACGACATACACGGACGGGACCACCATCACGATAGCCAATGGCGACACGCTGGCGTTTCGTGATAGCGGTATGACAACCGCAAACACGTCAACCGTAACGGTGGTTGATACGACCAAAAACACGACCGTAGGATCATTCTCAGCCTTAGGAATTTGATCATGACTGTATACGATTGGACATTTGGCGAGCCGCAGAAGGTGACCATGGGCGCCCTCTCCGGCGTGGTTCGGACCATCCCGTGGACGCTGACCGGCGTGCGGGACGGATATATCTTTTCCCGGACCGGGACGGCAGTTCTAAAGCCGCCGCGGCCTGAAAGCTTCATTTCCGACACTGAATTAACCGATGAGATTTTGACCGGCTGGGTTGAAAGCACAATGGCAGTGGACGGCACGAAAAACGGCATTGAAATGGACATTGACAATGCGGTTTTTTCAAACGCCCCCAAGCCCGCAACCGTGGCGCCGGACATTATCCCGGCGGGCTTCCAGGCCTACGCACAGCCTGATGAAAGCGTCTCTGATCTCCGGCTCCGCCTAGCCGGCGTCCTTCAGGGCCTGCTTTCCCGCTTCGGCGACAGCACGGCCCAGCTTGCTCCGCTCACGTCCGCCGATAAGGTTCGCATGTATGAAATGATTGTGGCCAACAGCGCCGCGGGCGATTGGCTTGGCGTCGGATCTATAAATCTGGAAGGTTAAAAGATGCCGTTGAAAAAGGGTTCAAGCGCCAAAACCATTTCCTCCAATATCCGGACGGAAATGAAGGCGGGTAAACCGCAAAAGCAGGCCGTTGCGATCGCTCTGAGCGCAGCGGGAAAGTCCAAACCTAAAAAGGGGAAATAACATGCCGAATGTTGACGGAAAGAAATTCCCATACACCATGAAGGGAATGAAGGCGGCTCAGGTCGCGATGGAAAAGAAAGAGCACAAAGGCCCCAAGGGCAAGCCGGCTCCGAAAAAGGGTAAGTAGGTTCAACTGGAAGGCGCAGAGACATGAAGAACCGCTTTGCGCTTTCCATTGGCCCAGGCGTGGTCACTGACAACACGGTCACGGCGATTAACGCGGGCAACTGGTCGGACGCCTCTCTCGTGCGCTGGTGGGCGGGTTTTGCTCAGACTGTTGGCGGGTGGGAGACCAATACCGTTGACGCAATCTCGGGCAAGTGTCGCGGCCTTTTTGCCTGGCGCGATCGGCTGGGCTTGCTCAATATCGCGGTCGGGACGCATA